CCTGGAGGCGGAGGTGGGGGAACTTATACGGGACCTGGAGTCAACTTACCTGGTCCGGTTATTCCTTTACCAGGCATCGGCGGACCACCAAAAACTGGCGGTAATCTAATTCCTCTTAGTAATGAATTAGGTTTTACAATCGATAATGAAGGCAATAAAATTTATTCTGATGCAGAAGGAAATCCTGTGTTTGCAGCTGATGGAGGTCGTATTGACAAAATGGACGGTGGTATGATGATTATTGAAGATGGGGTTGCAAATGACGGCATTGGTAGTATACTAAAGAAATATAAAGAAATAAGATCAGAATTATAAAGTAATGGACGGACTATGGTTGAGCGATAAGATACTTCGTATCATTCGCGACAAAAAACAAAAGACTACAGATTTTGTTATGCAAGGTAGCACGACAGAAAGAGCTGACTATAATTTTATGATTGGTCAATATCGTATCTTAGAAGAAATAGAAGATGAGATAAAAGAAATCTTAAAAAAAGGAGAACAAAACGATGAGTGATTTAATATTGCCCACGCACATGGCTAAAGCCAGAAAAAAAGAAAAAATAAAAGTTGCAGAAGAAGGAAAAACAATTGAAGAATTAGAAAAAAACCAAAAGAAAGTAGAAGAAATATATGGAACAAGAGAATCTAAATACCTGGACCCTGATAATATTGACAGCGATATTGCTGAAAAACTACCTCGTCCCACTGGTTGGAGGATTTTAATTTTACCTTATTTAGGTGCTGAACGTACAAAAGGTGGAGTTATTTTATCGGATCAAACACGTGAAAGAGAGCAGTTAGCAACCGTTTGCGGTTATGTAGTAGCCACTGGCCCTGATGCGTATGGAGATACCGCTAAATTTCCTGAAGGACCTTGGTGTAAAAAAGGTGATTGGGTGATCTTTGCACGATATGCAGGTTCAAGATTAAAAATTGACGGTGGTGATTTAAGACTCTTGAATGATGATGAAATACTTGCTATAATACAGGATCCGACTGACATCTTACACATGTAAGTCATCTTGCAATAATTAACCATGGAGAACAAGAACCATGCCAGAGGCAGAAAAAATACAAGACGATAAGATCGTCGACATCGATACCAGCGGGCCTTCCGTTGACATTGAACTAGAAGAATCAAAAGTAAATCCCGTAGAAGAACAGGAAGAAGTAGTCGAAGAACAGGCTGCTCCTGAACCAGAAGCAACAGAAGACGAACCAAAGTCAACGGACAAAGGTGAGCACGAAGAGTACAGTGAAAAAGTTAACAAAAGAATTTCTAAACTTGTTGGCAAACTTCGTGAATCAGAACGTCGCGAAGAAGCAGCCTTAAAATATGCTGAAGGTTTACAAAATAAAACTCAAGAGCTTGAAACTAATTTAACAAACGTTAATCAACATTATGTTCAATCTATAGAAACAGCTTCAACATCACAAGTTGAAGAAGCAAAACTGAGATTAAAAAGAGCTATTGAAGAAGGTGATATCAATGCTCAAGCAGACGCACAAAGTATTTTAGCTCGTGCATCTCTTGATGCTGAACGTGCAAAAATTCAAAAAGAACAACTTGAATATCAAGCACAACAATTTCAACAGCAAAGAGAAATACCTCAACCTCAACAATATCAACAGCCACAACAGCCAACACCTCCACCACCTGACGCTAAAGCTCAAAGTTGGGCGGCTAAAAACGAATGGTTTGGAGCGGATGAAGCTATGACGTACACTGCATTTGCAGTGCACAGAAAATTGGTTCAAGATCATGGGTACGATCCTAAATCTGATGATTATTATGAAGAAGTTGATCGCCAAATGAGAGAACAATTTCCACATAAGTTTGAAGTAGAAAAAAGCAAGAAAACAGTTGACCAAACTGTGGCCCCTGCTGTAAAATCAGTTTCCAAACAAGGAAAACGCACTGTGAGACTCACACCATCACAAGTTGCGATAGCGAAAAAACTTGGTGTGCCATTAGAAGAATATGCTAAATACGTGAAGGAGTAAGCATTATGACAAATAAAACAAGAACCTCACGCTCATCTCAAACTAGAGATAAAACTGCCAAAAGGCAGCCATGGCGACCACCATCTAGATTAGACGCGCCACAAGCACCTGACGGATTTCAGTATCGTTGGATTCGAGCTGAAGTTATGGGTCAAGAAGACAAGAAAAACGTTTCTTCTCGTATTAGAGAAGGTTACGAACTTGTTAGACTCGAAGAATTAGGTGGCTTTGATGCTCCAACTGTTGAAGACGGAACACATAAAGGCGTTGTTGCTGTAGGTGGATTACTGCTAGCCAAAATACCAAACGAAATTGCAGACGAGCGAAGAGCTTATTTTGCACAACAAACATCAGATCAACAACAAGCCGTTGATAATAGTTTGTTAAGGGAGCAGCATCCAAGTATGCCTATAGACAATCCAAGTAGGCAAACAAGAGTATCTTTTGGCGGTGCCAAGAAACAAGATTAGTTTCTACCACACTATTCATTGCCAGAATTAAATTGGATTATTAACAATAACTAATAATTTATTAGTCTAAGGAGGACTATAATTATGGCAAATAAAGACGCAGCCTTTGGTTTTAAACCCGCAAGGCATCTAAGTGGCGGCGAAATTCGTACTCAAGAGTATGCCATCGCAGCTAACTACGCGACTAGCGTTTTTACTGGGACACCAGTAATAGGCGTTACAGCGGGAGGGATCAATATAGCAGTTGATTCTTCAGGTTCACCAGGTCTAGTACTAGGCATTTTTGGCGGTTGTTTCTACACAGATCCAACAACTGGAAAGCCTACCTATAAAGCACACTATGCACAAGTTAACGCTTCTGACACAGTGGCTTATGTGTACGACGATCCGATGATAATTTTTGAAGCTCAACATGATGGAACAGGAACAGCAGCGATGAATTTCGGCGGTTTTGATTTCGTGGGACTAAGCGGAAGCACAGTCACAGGTATTTCTACAGCTGAATTAGATACGTCTAGTGTTACTACTTCAGGTCAATTCCAACAATTAGGAATTTCTAAAGACCCTGATAATAGTGATACTTCGGCAGCTAACGCTAATGCATACTGTATGCCAAATGGTACTGAGCATCAACTTAACTCAGCAACAACTCTAGGTTAATAGGAGGATTTAGATTATGGCTATAAATAGAGCACAACTCGCAAAAGAGTTGGAACCTGGTCTGAATGCACTATTCGGACTAGAATATCAAGGATATGAGAATCAGCATGCTGAAATCTTCGACACTGAAAACTCTGATAGAGCTTTTGAGGAAGAAGTAATGTTGTCAGGCTTTGGTTCTGCATCGGTTAAACCAGAAGGTTCTTCTGTTAATTTCGATAGCGCAACTGAGTCTTTCACAGCTCGTTACTCTCATGAAACAGTAGCACTGGCTTTCCAGATTACTGAAGAAGCCGTAGAGGACAACCTTTACGACAAGATCAGTACTCGTTATACGAAAGCTCTTGCGCGTTCAATGGCACACACGAAGCAAGTTAAAGCCGCAAACGTTTTAAACAACGGTTTTAGTTCTAGCTTCACAGGTGGTGATGGCGTTGAGTTGTTTTCTTCAGCTCACCCAACTACATCTGGTAACCAAAGAAACGAACTAGAAACAGCTTCTGACCTTAACGAAACATCACTAGAACAAGCAATGATTGACATTGCTGCGTTTGCTGATGACAGAGGTCTAAAAGTTGCTGCTAAAGCTCGTAAGTTGATTATACCTTCAGCTTTACAATTCACTGCAGAAAGATTAATGAAATCTGCAAACAGAGTTGGAACTGCTGATAACGACATCAACGCACTAGCATCAAAAGGAATGGTGCCTGAAGGTTATGTAGTGAACAACTACCTAACTGACACAGACGCGTTCTTTATCAAAACTGATGTGCCTAATGGTATGAAACATTTCCAAAGATCACCGATCGCTACTTCTATGGAAGGCGACTTTGAAACAGGAAATATGAAATACAAGGCTAGAGAGCGTTACAGCTTTGGTTTCTCTGATTGGAGAGGAATGTTTGCTTCTGAAGGAGCGTAATAATTCTTTTCAATAAAGAACTTAGGAGGGGCGCTTCGGCGCCCCTTTTTATTTGCAATCACCCTATTAAAAGCGTATAATTCACACACTGCATATTTATTAATAGTCATCACAGACTCGTGCAGTAGACAACGTCTCAGACTGTGTTGACAAAAAAGGAGACCTATATGGCAAAATCAACTTTTAGCGGTCCGATTAGATCGGAAAGCACATTAAAAACTATCAGTAAAAATGCTACTACTGGAGCAATTACTGAAATTATCACTATGGGTGACGCACCTGTAGCACTAGGAGATGAAAATAAAACTCTTGATGCTGCAACACATAGTGGAAGAACACTTGTAGTTCCTGCACTAGCAGCTAACAGAACTATAACTTTACCAGCTCCAGTTGCGGGTCAATGCTATAAACTTATTTATGGTGGCGCAGCAGAAGAAGCAGAGAACCTAATTATTGTAACACCGGGAAATACTAATTTCTTCATTGGTGGTATTGTTCACTTAGATTCTAATGCTGATAACGTATCTGTATATTCAGACGGAAACTCTAACTCAAGCTTAACTCTTACAGACTTTGGTTTGTTTGAAATTAATATTTTAGCTAAAGATAGTACTAATTACTATATCTGGGGTTACCAAGAAGGTGCAGATGTACCTGCATTTGCAGATCAATAAAATTAACGTTAATGTGGGCCTTCGGGCCCACATGTTTCTTAATTAAGGAGGGAAACACATGGCAGACACAGTAACAGGACCAGAAGTCGTACAAGAAAACGATAAAAGGGTTACTTTAAAAATAGTTATAGAATCAGACGGCACTGGAAGCACAACAGTTCTTTATGATGCTTCAGCAAGAACAGTAGCAGGAGCTGCTACAAGAGGAGCATTGCAAAGAATTTGGTTTGCATGCGACACTGGAGATGGAGCAGATTCTTTTGCTCGTTTAGATTTTGAAGATTCAGATGGAGACAGACCTTTACTTGGTTTAACAGGAACAGGTTATTGGGACTTTAGAGAATTTGGTGGATTACCGCCAAGCACTGATGCTAACACAAATGGTGATATTAACATTGTAATACCGGGACAAGCGGACGATGGTAATATGTACACAGTTGTAGCAGAGTTTATAAAAACTGGCTCAGTGTAATAGGGAGTAACGTATGGCTGTATCAGGTTCTACTGATTTTAGCATAGATGCTGCAGAAGTAATTCAAGAAGCTTACGAAAGATGTGGACTTCAAGAAGTTACGGGTAAGGACTTGCGTACAGCAATACGTAGTATGAATTTGTTGATGTCTGAGTGGGCCAATCGTGGTCTTAACTTATGGACTATTCAGCTTGGAACACAATCAACAACAGCAAGTGATGCTGACTACACTTTAGCTACAAATATTGTAGATGTTTTAGAAGTTGTATTAAGAGACGCTAATAATTTAGATACAAATCTTGGTAGAGTTAGTCGTGCTGATTATCACATGCTTCCAAATAAAAGCACCGAAGGTAGACCATCTCAGTTTTATTTTGAAAGAACAACAACGCCAACTTTGTTTTTATACCCAACTCCTGATTTATCTACATATACCGTAAGATATTATTACTTAAAAAGACTAGATGACCTTGATTTAGCCACAGATGATCCAAATGTTTCATTTAGATTTTTACCTTGCTTAGTTGCAGGTATGGCTTATTATCTTGCTATGAAAAAAGCACCTGAAAAAGTTCAACTGTTAAAAGCAGTATACGACGAAGAATTTGAACGAGCTCGACAAGAAGACAGAGAACGCTCTAGTTTTAGTGCAGTTCCTGGACGAGGGTACTTTAACAACTACTAAAGGAGGATTTATGATTAGTAAGTTACTTTTTATAAAAGACTGGGCGATGAATCTTGATAAGAAGAAAAAGATCATTGCAGCAGCCATTGTAATCATAATTATTATTGCACTGGTAAAATAATGGAACCACGAAATTCAACAGAATTAATCGTTATCCATTGTGCGGCAACAAAAGCTTCTATGGATGTGGATGCAGCAACCATAAGAGATTGGCATGTCAATGGCAATGGATGGCGAGATATAGGCTATCACAAAGTAATAAAACGTTCAGGAGAAGTTGAAGATGGACGAGATATTCGTGATTCAGGCGCACATGCTGCTGGCTATAATCATAAAAGCATAGGTATTTGTCTTGTAGGAGGTATGGCTGATGATAATTCTGCTGAAAATAATTTTACTGATCATCAATGGATAGCTCTTTTGGTGTTAGTTAAAGAATTACAAGATGAATATCCAGACGCTAATGTTATTGGTCATAATGAAATAAGTGAAAAAGAATGTCCGTCATTTGACGTTCAAGAATGGAAGAGGGATAATTTATAATGGGACCATTACTATCAATATTACCTACTGTACTTAAAACAGGAGCTAGTGTTTTTGCTAATAAACAAAAAGCAAAAATACTTATGTCCGACGCTGCTTTATTGCATGCACAGAAAATGGCAAATGGAGAAGTGGAGTATCAAGCTCAAGTTAGACAATCAAACGACAAAGGATGGAAAGACGAGTTTGTCCTCATTCTTGTGAGTGCCCCTATTTTGCTTTTAATATGGTCTGTATTTTCAGAAGATCCATCTATTCAAGAAAAGATAGATATATTCTTTGACAAATTCTCTAATTTGCCTTTTTGGTATCAGGCCCTGTTTATTGGCATAGTCAGTTCGATATATGGACTCAAGGGAGCAGAGATATTTAAAGGTAAAAAATGACAACGACTTGGGTCATAACTGCCATGCTACTTTATCATGGTGTAGAAAAACCTATAATTACTGATTATTTGGTAAAATCGTTTGACACAAAATTTGATTGTTTAGACTATGTTTGGGACAACAAAGTAGATATGATTGATGGTTTATTAGAAGTACACAGAGAAGTAGATGGTGTTAAACTAAGAACGTTTGCTTTTTATTGTGAAAACAGATTCGTAGAATTGGAAGAAGTATGATGGATTTTTCTGGTTTTGGTATTTATTTTTTTTATGTAGCAATTATTTTATTTGTTTATGAAGCTCTCTGAAGACACGACCGTCTCCTTACCATTTAAAAATCTTTTGGCCATTCTGGCCGCCGTTGCACTTGGCACGACCAGCTATTTTACGGTGGTTGAACGCTTAAACAGTATTGAAACTACATTACAGTTAATGGAAAAAGATTTAGAAGCTGCTAATACTTTTATTGATTCAGTGCCCAAAGGCGGCATGGTCAGTCCACAAGTACAGGAGCTCTACATGTTGGTTGAATACCTGGGTGAGAATGTTGACAAATTAAAAGAACAGATGGAAGCAGAGATACCAATGATACTTAAGAATGATATGGTCATACAGTTTCACGAGGAGAGATTGATAGACCTGGAGGAAAGAAAGAATGGAAACCATTAAAGTTGTATTTGCAATACTCATGATACAAAATGGCTCAACAATAGAGATGGTGCCGACCGAGGGCCTTAGCGATTGTCTCAAGCAGAAACGTTTAATCAGCCGACAGATTGGTGAGGAACAAGAAGGTATATACATGCAGTGCCGAGAAGTTACGGCATCTATTTACGAAGATATGGG